TCAACTGTGACTGCTAAGTCAAGAGCTCTTAAAGCTGAATACACTATGGAACTTGCTCAAGACCTTAAAGCAATCCACGGTTTAGACGCTGAAACTGAACTAGCTAACATCCTATCTGCTGAAATCCTTGCTGAGATCAACAGAGAAGTAGTTAGAACTGTTTACATCAACGCTGAAATCGGTGCATCAGACAACTCATCAACTCACATTGGTGCTGTTTCTGCTATCAACACAACTACTGCTGGTATCTTTGATTTAGATACTGACTCAAACGGTAGATGGTCAGTTGAGAGATTCAAAGGACTTATGTTCCAAGTTGAGAGAGAAGCTAACGTTATCGCTCAGAGAACAAGAAGAGGAAGAGGTAATATAATTATCTGTTCTTCAGATGTTGCCTCTGCTTTACAAATGGCTGGTGTTTTAGATTACACACCTGCGTTAAACAACAACCTAAACGTTGACGATACTGGTAATACTTTTGCTGGTGTATTAAACGGTAAATACAAAGTGTACATTGATCCATACAGTGCTAATAACTCTGCATCTCAATACTTTGTTGTAGGTTACAAAGGTACTTCACCTTATGACGCTGGTATGTTCTATTGTCCATATGTTCCACTACAAATGGTGAGAGCAGTTGGTCAAGACACTTTCCAACCGAAAATCGGCTTTAAAACTAGATACGGCTTACAAGCAAACCCATTTGCTGAAGCTGGAACTGGTGACGCTGCTGTAATCAATGGCGCTGGTAATAAAAACGCTAACAGATACTACAGAAGAGTCAAAGTATCAAACTTAATGTAATAATTGAGTTTGTTCGATTGAACAAAATTAAAAGGGCGGCCATAAAAAGTCGCCCTTTTTTTATGCAGGAGGCCTAAATAATACTATGGAGACCGAAGATGGATTACAGATTTACAGCAATACTCATAGTCTTAATGTGCTTAATGGCCATCTTTTTAGAACCTGGATATATACCAAGATAGGAGATTAAAATGGCTACTTGTACAAACTGTGGACATGAATGTCACGGTAACAGAATAAACGAATTTAACGAATCAATGGACAAAGGTTGGTGTTCAAAAGGTGATGGTTGTGATTGTAACAATTGTCAACATACTGGTGATTGTGAAGACGCTTAGTTTATTATTCATAGTATTACTAACTATCAGTTGTTCTAAAGCGCCAAACCCTTTAGAAAACATTGAAAAGAAATTAGACGAAGCACACAAAAACGAAAAAGTATTAACTGAATCTGAAAAAGAATTAGTTAAAGAAGCCACGGAAAAAGAGTGGAACGAGCTGGATAAATAACTATATGACTACTAATAATACAATGGGCCGACAACCAACGGCACAAGATTATGCCTCACCTACACAATTTAGGTTTAATATAATTAAACTGCCTAAAGTAGAATACTTTTGCACAGCAGTTAATGTACCAGGCATATCATTAGGTGGTACAATGTCACAAGCAACTAGGTTTAAAGACTTACCAATACCTGGTGATAAACTTACTTACGAACCCTTAACTATGACATTTTTGGTAGATGAAAATTTAGAGAACTTCCAAGAGATACATGGTTGGCTTGTTGGTCTAGGTTTTCCTAGAGATCACGCTGAATTTAGAAACCTATTGTCTTCAGGTAATGATAGATTTCCAACTGGTAATAGTAGTGTAAGCACTGAACCTGGTAAAGTAAAATACGGAGCACCTAATACAGGAGCCTCTTTTTCAGACGCCACACTAACTGTACTTACAAGTAAAAACAATGCTCAATTAGAAGTACGATTTAGAAACTTATTTCCTACTTCACTTACAGGACTAGACTATAATCAACAATCAACAGATGTCAATTACTTAACGGCAACTGTTACTTTTAGTTATGATATATATGATTTTGCTACAGTAGGGTCATCTACGTCAAGCGTAACGACCTCTTAAACTTTACTTTTTAAAGTTTTTGTGATATAATGGAGATATTATGGATTTAGAACAACTACAAGAATTGGCTGATAAAAAGCTAAAGATAAATGATACAGAGTTAGACCTAGAGTCACTCAAAACACCTCAATTACACAACGAGTTTTTAAAACACTTAACTAAATTTAAACTTATGTTAAGTCGTGCTGAAACAGAATATAATATCTTAAAAAAAGATAAGTGGGAGTATTACACAGGAAAGGCTGACGCCTCTGTATATGCTGAGAAACCATTTGATTTAAAAATATTAAGAACTGATATAGACAAATATCTGGATGCCGACATTGATTTACAAAAGGCAAAACAAAAAGTAGATTATCTAAATACTACGGTAGATTTTTTAGATAGAACTATAAGACAAATTTCAAACAGAGGATTCACTATTAAGAATGCTATTGACTGGCGAAAGTTTACCTCTGGAGCCATATAAATAGTTTAAGGTGAAAGTATAATATGCAAACTTCGAATAAATATATGTTCTACAAGTCAGCGATTAACGAAAAAACTTGTAAACAAATTATAGCTTACGGTCTATCTAAAATGCAGGTAGATGAAAATGCTGGTATATCTAAATTAGCCTCTACCTTTGATGGTAAAGAAAAAGGTGGTGTATCTATTAAAGGTAAAAAAACATCTAGTAAAGTTATGGCCGCTGGCATGACTAAAATTTCCATGAAGAAAAAAGGTATTGACGTAAGTAAAGCTTATGTTAGAGATAGTCACATCTCTTGGTTAAGTGACAAATGGATATATGATCTATTTCATCCTTATGTAAATCATGCTAATCAACACGCAGGTTGGAAATGGCAGTGGGACTTTTCAGAGAATTTTCAATTTACAGTTTATCACGGACATCCAAAACAAGGTCAATTTTATGGTTGGCATGCTGATGGTCAATCAGATTGGTTAGGAGCATATAAACCTGCCTTAAATGTGGGTACAAGAGAAAAGCCAGATTATCGAAAAGTTGAAAGAGATGATAAGGGTGAGATAAAAAGAGATGGTAAAGGCAAACCTATACCTATGAAAGATAAGGTACCTATGAGACCTAAAACAAAATTATTAGCACCAGGATATTCAGAAAATGAAAACATGTGGGACAAAGTTAGAAAGTTAAGTATGACAGTAAATCTAACTGATCCTAAAAATTATGCTGGTGGTAATTTAAAGTTTGATTTTGGACATCATCATCATAAAAGATTTCATGTATGCCAGGAAATAAGACCAAGAGGGTCTATTATTATATTTCCTTCATACACACATCATTGTGTAACACCAGTTACAAGAGGCACAAGATATTCACTAGTATTATGGAGTTTAGGAAAGCCATGGAAATAAAAAATACAGCAAAGTTTTACGCTAAAAATAAATACGTTTTAATTAAAAAATTTATATCAAAAGAACAAGCCAATTATTTGTACACATACGGAATTATGAGAGCAAATAGAGCTGCTACTATGGCAAGGTCTAAATGGCCAAATTATAGAGAAGAACTTGATGGTACATTTACAGATCAACAAGTGCCTGGTACATATTCATGTTATGCTGACACAGCCATGGAAGCTTTATTACTACAAGGTTTAGATGGTATGAGAAAAATTACAGGTCTTAATTTGGCGCCAACTTATTCTTATTGGAGATTATATAAAAATGGTGATGTTTTAAAAAGACATAAAGATAGACCAAGTTGTGAAGTATCTACAACACTTTGTTTAGGTTACAATAATGAAAACTTAAAAGATAAAAAGAAACATTGGCAATTATATAACTGGCCAATGTGGGTAGATAAAACAGGTGGTGTTGGTAACAAAGGTGTACCTATTCACATGGAGCCTGGTGATATGATTGTTTATAGAGGTTGTGAAATAGAACATTGGCGAGAGCCTTTTATAGGACAAAATCATGCTCAAGTATTTTTACATTATAACAACGTAGATGGTCCTTATGGAACAAATTGTGTATATGATGGCAGACATCATTTAGGTTTACCTGCTGATTTTAAAGACCCTAAAAAAGTACAGGCTATGAGAAAAGCAGACGCCGAGTTACATAAACAAAAAAATAAGTAAATCTTGTGACTACCACCCGATATTTAATCATTGACAAACCAGACGAAGTATATCTAAAAATAGAGGCTGACGCTGATATTAGACGAGAACTTGGCGAATACTTTACATTTGAAGTGCCTGGTTTTAAGTTTATGCCTCAATACAGAAATAGAGTATGGGACGGAAAGATTAGATTGTTTAGTTATGCTAATGGTAAAATCTATGCCGGTTTATATCCTTACATAGTCAAGTGGTGTGAAGATAATAATGTACAAATTGTTGATGGTAGTAAAATCAAAGATGTCAAGGTTGATGAAAAACATATAGATCAGTTTATAAAAGCATTAAAAATACCTAATATAGAAGTAAGAGATTATCAAAGAGAGGCTTTTGTACACTCTATTACAAAAAATAGATGTTTACTATTGTCGCCAACTGCCTCTGGTAAGTCTTTAATTATCTATCTAATGTTAATATTTAATCTATTAAGACTTAAAGAATCTAAACAAAACAAGATACTTATTATAGTACCAACAACATCACTGGTAGAACAACTATTTAAAGACTTTAAAGATTATGGTTATAATAGTGAAAGAAATGTACACAAAATTTATCAAGGACATGAAAAAGAAACAAATAAAAGAGTAATAATTACTACTTGGCAGTCAATATATAACTTGCCAAAAACATGGTTTAAAGACTTTGGGATGGTCATAGGTGACGAGGCTCACCTATTTAAGGCAGTTTCACTCACAAAAATTATGACTAAACTATTAAAGTGTAAGTATAGAGTAGGTCTTACTGGTACTTTAGATGGCACTAAAACACATAAACTAGTATTAGAAGGACTGTTTGGTACAGTCAACAAGGTTGTATCTACAAGTGAACTACAAGAAAGTGGTAAATTGGCTGATTTAAAAATATTCTGTCTAGTCTTAAAACATGATAAAGAGGCCTGCCATATGTTAAAAGATAAGACATATCAGGAAGAAATGGATTACTTGGTATCAAATGAAAAAAGAAACAAGTATATACGAAACTTGGCACTATCTTTATCTGGTAATACACTATTATTATTTCAATATGTAGAGAAACATGGTGAAGTATTAAAAGAACTAATAGATGAAAAAGGTGAGAATAGAAAAATATTTTATATCCAGTTTGGGTTTTGTTTAATAATATTTAAGTATGTTTAAAAAATTATCTTTATTTTTTGACGCAACTTTTTTTGATTTAGCTAGACAATTTAAATGGTCTTATCTTCCTCC